AGAAGGTAAATCAAATAAGACCGTCTCATCAAACATTCGTATGATGGTTAAAGAAGGAAAGCCACAGAAGCAAGCAGTAGCTATTGCTCTATCTAAAGCAGGTAAATCTCTACCACAGCGTGGTGGTCGTACTGCTAAGAACAAAGCTTCTAGAGGTCGTTAATGAAGACCGGTCTATATTCCAATATCCATGCGAAGCGTAAGAGGATAGCTGCAGGATCTGGTGAAAAGATGCGTAAGCCCGGTAGTAAAGGTGCTCCATCAGCTAAGGACTTTAAGGACGCTGCTAAGACAGCTAAGAAGAAATGAAAAAAGACTCTAGACTAGAACGTGCCGGTGTAGCCGGTTACAATAAACCTAAAAAGACACCTAATCATCCTACTAAGTCACACGTTGTAGTGGCTAAAGAAGGTGATCAAGTCAAGACTATTAGGTTCGGTCAACAAGGAGTTAAGGGTGCAGGAGCAAACCCATCTACTGCATCTGAGAAAGCAAGGCAAAAGAGCTTCAAAGCTCGCCATGCAGATAACATCAAGAAGGGAAAGATGTCTGCAGCTTACTGGGCTGATAAGGTCAAGTGGTAAATTTTTCTTGACTTTTAAATAACTATATGGTATAATATATTATGACTTATTTAGAGCTAGTAAACGCTGTATTACAAAGATTACGTGAAGACCCAGTTACTTCTGTGACTGAGAACTCTTACTCTCGTCTTATCGCTGCATACGTAAATGATGCCAAGATGGACGTAGAAAACAGCTATTCATGGAACGCTTTATCAGATACACTAACTGTCAACACTACTACAGGTATCTTTAACTATGCTTTGACAGGATCTGGTCAACGCTTTGAAGTTATTGATGTATGGAATAATAACTCTAATGAGAAGTACTTCTTAGATAATAAGCCTATTTCATGGATGACTAAGATGTTACTTGGTCAAAATCCTGATCGGAATTCACCTTATCATTATTGTTTTAACGGTGAGAATGAAAACGGGGACACACAAGTAGATCTCTATCCTATTCCTGATGGATCGTATCAGATTTTCTTTAACATTTGTAAGCCACAAGCTGATTTAGTAAATAACTCAGATCGTTTATTAGTTCCTAGTTTGCCTGTTATTATGGGTGCTTACGCACGTGCTTTAGCAGAACGTGGTGAAGACGGTGGTATCGGTTCTGGTGATGCATTTATGTTCTATCAGAAAGCTTTAGGTGACGCTATAGCCCTAGAATCTAATCGTTATATCGAAGAATCTAACTGGAGAGCCTGCTAATGGCAGAGCAATTAACATCAGCCTCGGTCGCAGCACCGGGGTTCTTTGGTTTAAATACTCAGGATGCTAGTACGCAGCTTGAGAATGGCTTTGCTTTACAGGCTATTAATGCAGTAATTGATAAGTTTGGTCGTATCGGTACTCGTAAGGGTTGGACAAAGGTTAATACTTCTACTCCAACAGCTCTTAATAATCAAGCTATAAAGCAGATCAATGAACTTATTGGAACTGATGGTACTAAGTACGTACTCGCCACAGGAAATAACAAGATATTCAAGCTTAGTGGCACAACGTTATCAGAGCTTACTTATGGTGGCGGAGGAACTGCACCAACGATCGCTGCAGATAATTGGTCTATCGCTACTCTTAACAACAAAGCTTACTTCTTCCAAGCCAATCATGATCCGTTAATCTTTGATCCTGCGTTAAGTACTACACAATATCGTAGAGTTAGTGAGCATCCTACTTATTCAGGAACTGTACCACAGGGTAACGTTGTATTAGCTGCTTATGGTCGTTTATGGGTAGCTGCTACAGCAGGTAATAAACAGATTGTATACTTCTCAGATATCTCTGCAGGTACTGTATGGAATACAGGTACAGCCGGTAGTTTAGATGTCTCTCAAGTATGGACTATGGGTACTGATGAGATCACAGCACTAGGTGCTCATGGTGGTTTCTTAGTTATCTTTGGTTTAAGACAGACACTGATTTATCAACAGCCGCAAGATCCAAATACTATGTCGCTTCTTGAAGGTGTTAACGGTGTCGGATGTATCGCTAGAGATTCTGTTAAGAACATCAGCAATGATATGCTATTCTTATCAGATTCGGGTGTACGTTCTTTTGCACGTTTAGTACAAGAGAAGTCTATGCCGATGCGTGATATCAGTAAGAATGTTCGTGATGATTTATTAGCTTTGATTCCGGGTGAGAACATGGCTAACGTAAGAGCAGCATATAATGAAAAAGACGCATTCTATGTAATCTCTTTCCCCACATCTAAAACATCTTATTGCTTTGATGTTCGTACTCCTTTGCCTGATCAATCAGCCAGAGCTACAACATGGACATTAACACCTACTGCTTTATTCTATGATACAGATCGTAGATTATTGATGGGTTTTAACGGTTACATTGGTAAGTATGATGGCTATCAAGATAATGGTGCTACTTATCCTTTTGTATACTACACTAATTATTTTGACTTCCAGACACCAACTACTGAGAAGATTCTTAAGAAGATTGGATATACAGTAGCAGGCGGTGTTAATCAAAGAATTACTGTTAAATGGGGATTTGATTACGCAAACAATTATCGTTCAGAAGTAACCGTAGCAGGTAACCAAATTGTTTATGAATATGGTGTTGCAGAATATGGTATAGCTGAATACACAGGCGGTGTTGATATCGATCAAAAACGTGTTAACACAAATGGACGAGGTAAGATTATCCAGATTGGTTTTGAAACCGATGTAGATGGTCAGTCTCTATCAATTCAAAAGATTGATGTATATGTTAAACAAGGAAGATTGCTATGAGCGATTACACAAAATCAACTAACTTTACAGTTAAAGACACACTACCAACTGGGAATACTAATAAAGTAGTTCGTGGTGCTGAGCTTGATACTGAGTTTACTAATATTCAGACAGCAGTAGCTACTAAAGCAGACATTAATTCTCCTGCTTTAACAGGCACTCCTACATCACCTACTGCATCTGCAGGGACAAATACTACTCAGATAGCTACTACAGCTTTTGTTAAGAACGCTGTAGATACATCTGCTACAACATTAAATACAAGTATTTCTACAGTAAGTGCTGCTAAAGCAGATAAAACAATCACAGTTACAGGAACTGGTGGTTTAACAGGTGGTGGTGATTTATCAGCAAATAGAACTATTTCTATTGCAAGTAATTCAATGGGTTTCGGTACTCGTACAGTTTCTACATCAGATCCATCTGGTGGTACTGATGGAGATATTTGGTTAAAAGTATAGTGAAGACACCGGTAGTAAATAGATTACACTACACAATGTATCTAGAGTTCTTTGCAGGTATGTTGTGGTTCCACACAGATGTATATAAGTGGGACAAAGAAGTGAAGAAGCAGTACTTAGAAGATTTAAACTTATTACAGTATCTTGTCGGAACTCCGTTAGTCGCCCTTGTTGAAGAGGATAACACTAAGTTAGCGAAGTTTGGAAAAGTAACTGGTTGGCATCAAGTAGATACTATAGTACTTGATAACGGTAAACAAGGTCATATTTATAGTTGGAGTAAATAAACATGGGAAGTGCAGTCGGTACATTAGCAGGTGCAGCACTTGGATCAGTAGTTCCGGGAGTAGGTACTGCTCTTGGTGCTTCTTTAGGCGGTGCTGCCGGTTCATTATTAGGCGGTGGTGGCGGTGGAGGAGGAGTATCTGGTGCGTATCAAGGTGCGTCCGCAGAGCAATTAGCAGCAGCTCAGCAGGCAGCGTCTAATGCACAGTTCCGTCCGGTAGGGATCACTACTAGATTTGGTCAATCTAACTTTGAATTAGATGATCAAGGACGACTAAAATCAGCAGGCTATACAGTAGATCCTACGCTACGTGCTATTCAGAATCGCTTATTAGCACAGGCTACATCGTATGATCCTACTCAGATGGCACAACAAGCACAGGCTTTTGCTCCTGCTGCTCAACGTCTATTTGGTTTAGGTGAACAATACTTAGCCACTTCTCCAGAGCAAGCAAGACAAGATTACATGACTTCTCAGTTAGCTGTATTAGCTCCTTCACGTGAGCGTCAGCTATCAGGCATTCGTAATCGTCTATTCCAGACAGGACGTACTGGTTTAGCTACTGGTGGTACAGAAACTCAAGCAGCTTCTAATCCAGAACTACAAGCTTACTACAACGCACTAGCTCAGCAAGATCTACAACTAGCTGCCGGTGCAGAACAAGCTGCTCAGCAACGTACTCAATTTGGCGGTGGCTTATTCGGTACTGGTG